ATTTGATGCAATTGAACCCGACCAAGTTGATAGGCTTATGAAAAAATATAAGCTTAAGTGGACTTGGCCTTGGCAAGGACAAGAATTTGATTTTAAAACTGGCTTAATTAAAACTGCTTATCCAACCGCTGATCCTCAAAAACGCATAGGTTGTTTCTTATCTCATTACATGCTTTGGGAAAGATGTGTAAAATATGATGAAGCAATGATTATCCATGAGCATGATTCACTTTACTTTTCAAATGAAAATTTACCTATTTCAAAATTCGAAGAATCGTGGTATAATATCATTGGATTAAATAATCCGGCAGGTGCAACACGAATGGCACAAGCATATAATCGTGTCACACAAGAATCAGAAGGTGATATTGTAAAAGCACCATCAATCGATGATCATAATATACCACAAGGAATAGCTGGCAATTCTTGTTATTATATCAAACCAGCTGGAGCGCAAACAATGCTTGATCTCGCAAAAGAACACGGTTGCTGGCCAAATGATGCATTAATGTGTCGACAGCTTGTATCTAAACTTGGTCAAACAAAGCGCTATTATACCGGTGTACAAGGAATAGAGAGTACAACAACGAAATGAATACAGAAGCATTTGTAATTACAATTCAAGATAATCAAAAATCTATGGAAGCAGCAAATCGTTGTATTAAATCTGCTGAAAAATATGGATTACACGTAGAACATCATTGGGCTACGACACCTAAAGATAATCCTCATTTAATTTTACATACAAAGGGGATTCAACCTTCTTTTTTTCATGAAAGATATTCTCGTCCTGAAAATTGTATGGCAGCTTTTCTATCGCATCATGCACTGTGGGAGAAATCAGTAAAAGAAAATGAAACCATTGTTATCTTTGAACATGATGCTATTGTGACCGGTGAAGTTCCAGTGAATGCGCCGTTTAAGGGTGTTATGACATTTTCTAAACCTTCATACGGAAAATTCAACACTCCTTCGAAACTAGGAGTAGATGGACTAATTCAAAAGAAATATTTTGGAGGTGCTCACGGATATATTGTCAATCCATACGGAGCAAAAGAATTAATTAAAAAGGCAAAAACGCATGGCGGTCCTACAGACATCTTTATGTGCCTCGACAATTTCCCATGGCTTCAGGAATACTATCCTTGGGCATGTATGGCTGTAGACACATTCACTACTATTCAAAATGAAACAGGGTGCTTAGCAAAGCATAATTATAATGAGCAATACAAAATTATTTGATAAAGCATTTCTTACTGGTTGTGATCATACTCAAGAGTGGATGCTTCCTTGGTTTTTTGAAAACTATAAAAAATATAATACTCTACCTCTTATTTTTGCAGACTTTGGAGTAAATGACATTAAGAGCATTGAGCCATACGTTCATGCTATTATAACTATGTCAAATGTAAAAGAACAGGGTTGGTTCAAAAAGCCAAAGTCTATGATGCATTGTCCTTCAAAGAAAACAGTCTGGCTTGATACAGATTGCGAAATAAAGGGAAATATCGAAGGCATTTTTGATAAACTTGTAGAAAATAGATTAGGCATGGTTGAGGATAGGCCGTGGACTAAAAGACGTGGCGGAGGCGATATCTGGTATAACTCAGGTGTTGTAGGATTTATTGGAAAACCACATATTCTATATCGATGGGTTAAAGAAGTCGAATCAAACCCTGATGTTGGAGATCAAGAAACATTACAGCGTATGCTCGATCCTCTCGGAAGATTAACATATATAGAACCATTACCGAATGAATATAATTGGCTGAGACTTCAAATTGAAAATGATAATCAACCCGCTACAAATGCAAAAATTATTCATTGGACGGGAAAGAAAGGTAAAGATCGTATTAGGAGTATGATGAATGGCTAGAGTTGTTCATGTAATTGGAAACGGTGACCAAACTGTTTTGTATCAAAGAGAACCAAGAAAAGGATTGAAGATTGCATGCAATCAAATACCCTTTGATGTTCCTGACAAGTGGTGTACTGCAATCGTAGACTTTAAATTTATGAATGCATTGACAAAAAAAGAAATTGTCGTTCCGGGACAATGGCTTTTAGGATTTCGTCCAAAGAAATGGATGGAAGATCATCCTTCATTTTACATGTCTCATGCACAGCAAGTAAAAGAATTTTATACGCTACTTCCAAAGTATGCTCTTCAAGGTCAAAGCATGGGGCAGGGATACACGAATTGGAATTGTGGCCACTTAGCAGTTCACTACGCAGCGAATAAACTCAAAGCCGATGAGATCCACATGTATGGATTTGATTCAATATTTGATTTTAATTTAAGAAGCTATTCAGATCTCGTTCTTAACTCTGATAGAACAAATACAAATACGAATCGATTAGCTCATTTCTGGAGACCGATCTGGACAGAGTTGTGGAAAGAATTTTCAAATACTAAATTTGTTCTACATCATAATCATGACGCATTTAAAGTAGATCGCAGTGATAATGTTGAAGTGCGTGTATATAGTAAAGAACAAGAAAAGATTATACCCGCTGAAGTATCGTTGATGAATGTTTCTGAAGCATAATGCATTTTTTTGTTTACATTCTCTGAAAAATATAGTATAATATTATTATATTGAAGGGAAAAAGTATGGTTTATTGTGAAGTAAGTGGTGGAACAGAACGTGAAAGAATTCTTACAGAAGAGGCTTTTCATTTTGCTGTTCGAACATTAATGCCTCGTAAGAAAAATCTTGATGTTGAGATATATCTTAAAGATATGGATGAAGATGATGCAGAAGGTTATCATTGTTTTATCGACAAGGGTGAACATAACATAGAACTTCAAAAAGGGTTGAGTGAAGACGATCTCATTACTTTAATTTTCCACGAAATGGTTCATGTAAAACAACATGAAAAAAACGAATTAAAAGATTATGGAATTCGTAAAATGTGGAAAGGTGAAGAATACATTACAATCTTCAGTACTGTTGATGAGTACATGTCTTTGCCATGGGAAGAAGAAGCTTATAGATTACAAGAGGAGATGTTAATTCAATGGCAGAATTCAAAGATCACCAAAAATCTGAACTAGAAATATTTCGTCGTGAAATTCTGAATAAAGACGGTATGATAGAGATCTTGCAGAACAATGTTAGAGAACTGCAAGAACAATTACAAAACTCGTATAAAAGGATAGAGGAGTTAAAAAATGAAACATGCAATTGTGGCGTTTGCGGCGCTCAGTACATTCGCAGTAGCAGCTAATGCTGCTTCACCAGCAACTATCGTAACAGATGTTACAAAGCAAGTTATTAATAAAACACCATATCAAGTAGAAGTTTGTACAGACCGACAAGTGTCAGGTGACAAGACTGGTGATGCATTGATTGGTGCAATTATTGGTGGCGCACTTGGTAATAATATTAAGGGTGAAGAAAACGGTGGTGCTATTGGTGCTGTTCTTGGTGCGATGGCTGGACATGCAAATAGTGATGCGACTGGTGGAACACGCCGAGTGTGCTCAGTTGAAACACGCTATAATGAAGAAGTCATGACTGTCTATTCACATAGCACTGTTACTTTTGTTCATGAAGGAAGGCAATACACTCTTCGCTTTCAAAAGTAAAAAATATAATAAAAGTGTAATATAACCGAAACACCTTCCACGATAAATAAAAATGAGCAGACGTTGAGACCTGCTCATTTTCAATTTAACAGAAGGAAATTTCCAAAATGAAAAAAATCTTTTTTGCCCTGGCTCTCATTGCTACGGCCTCAACTGCGTATGCAAGAGATCAAATTTCTATTGTAGGTTCTTCTACAGTATTCCCATTTGCTACAACAGTAGCTGAAAAGTTTGGACAAAATTCAGGCTTCAAATCACCTGTTATTGAATCAACTGGTTCTGGTGGTGGAATGAAAATGTTCTGCAAAGGTGTCGGAACTGACACACCAGATATTACAAACGCATCAAGAGCAATTAAATCTACCGAAGCTGCTTTGTGTGAAAAGAATGGTGTGACACCAATCGAACGTCAAATTGGTTTCGATGGAATTACTTTCTCACAGTCAACCAAAGGTGAAACAATCAAACTAACAAAAGAAGAAATCTATAAAGCCGTTGCATATAATGTATGGAATGGTTCAGAGTTTGTAGTCAATCCATATAAAACATGGTCAGATATTAATTCATCTCTTCCAAATAAAGAGATCGATATTATGATTCCTCCAACAACATCTGGTACAAGAGATGCTTTTGTAGAACTCATTATGCATAACGTATGTCGTAAAGTGTATGGATTAGAAAAGAAAGTGGCTAAAAAGGAATGTACGGCTGTACGCACAGATGGTCCAGTAGTTCCAATGGGTGAGAATGACAATCTCCTTATTGAAAAACTACAAGCAGATGAAGATCGTTTTGCTGTGTTTGGGTTTTCATTCTTAGATATGAATAGAGACAAAGTAAAAGCGGTAGCTGTTGATGGAGTACTGCCTGAGTTTGAAACTATTGCTGATGGTTCTTATGGTGTTTCTCGTCCATTATTCTATTATATCAAGAAAGAACACATTGGTATCATTCCCGGAATAGAACAATTTGATGAAGCATTTAAGAAAATGTCAGTAGCTGATGGTCCGCTAGCTGATCAAGGGTTGATTCCTTTACAATAATAAATAGCTATATGGTTACAGTCACAGATACAGCAAAAGAATACCTTAAAAAAGTCGGACAGCCCAATGTGTGGCTGTCCGTCAAAGGTGGAGGATGTAGTGGATTCCAATATGTATGGGACACCACCGAAGAAAATCCAACCATCGAAAATTTATCGATAGATCCAATGGCAGAAATGTTTGTTGCCGGATGTACTATTGATTATGTTGATGAACTTGGCGGTTCATATCTCAAAGTAATTAATCCAAACGCTACAGCATCTTGCGGTTGTGGAGAAAGTTTTGCCGTATAAATATCTCTAAACGGAGATAGGAATGGCACCTAGAAATCATAAGCAGTGGTTAAATGCTCCAAAAGTAGAGCATATCAGTAGCGAAATATATTCTTCACACGACATTTACAAACAAGAACAAGAACAAATATTCTCTAAAGTATGGGTACCAGTATGTCACCTTAGTGAGATGTACTCGGTTGCTGACTATAGGACAAGCCAAATTGCTGGTCAAAACGTAGTTGCTTGGAATACTGGCGATGGAGTACGAGCATTTATCAATACGGGTATTCGTGATGTAGCTGGTAAAATTTGGAATGATCAGGATTTTGGAAAAGAACTACACTGTGAAGTTAAGCATGGACAAATGGTATGGATAACACTTGATCCTAACCCTACACAAAGTGTAGATGAATGGACAGCAGGTGCATTTGATTGTATTGCTGATGCCATTGATACAGAAGAACTTGAAGTGTTTCACTACCACAAGGCAGTGATTGATACTAACTACAAACTGTGGCATGATACTAACTCAGAATTCTACCATGACTTTATGCATTACTTTAACAGAGTGTCAGGATTCAACGATGAGTATTTCGCTAGAAAAAATATCCCTTTTGATAATGGTCATGTTAACGTCAGCAGCTTTACTGTTAACTATGAAGAGTATGAAGGATTTGAAGATAGAGGGGAGTTATCTTTTCCCAATCTGCCGCCCAATCAGTGGTACATGGTCGACCTCTTCCCGGGCTTTAACTTCAACCTTCGTGGTTCCGCCTATCGTTCAGACTCAGTAACACCGCTTGGTCCGAATAAAGTACTGATAGAATTTAGAGGTTACGGTTTGCGCAATGACACTGAAGAAGAAAGACAAACACGTATCAAACACCACAACTCAATTTGGGGACCGTTTGGTCGCAACCTACATGAAGATCTGATCGGTGTAGCGGGGCAAGGTACTACAATGAGAGAAGGCACTGAACGTAGAAATATCTTACATGGTCGACACGAGAATGGTACAATCCATGATGAAGTCGGTATGAGACACTATTATGAAGCATGGGGTAAATTTATGGAATTAAATCCCGCAATGCCTATAGCAGCATAAAATGCAAATCATTTGGCACATCTTGTTGACCGTATGTTTAAATGGAAACTGCGCAACACAAGATGTGCAATGGTTCGATGAAGAACAAGAATGCAGATCTATGTTGCATGTATACAAAGCAATTCCACCAGATGGCGATTGGGACACTATAGACTATACATGTAAACCTTTAAATAGCCGTCCTCTTTAATTCATTTGAAAAAAAACGTAAGTGATTGTTTTTATTCAAAATAAAAATGCACTTTTTTGTTTACAAATGAATTTTTCTGTGGTAGAATAGATCTATAAAATGGAAAGAGGAGCTAAAAATGACATATATGAAAATGGCAGATTTTCCTGAATTGCCAAAACATGGTTCACCTCAGGATCGCGGTTCTGCTGATCGCTATTATGGTCGTCCATACAATCCACACTATTATCCTTCTGGTACAGGTAAAGGTATTCGGATTGAAAAAGAAATCATGACTGATGAGCAAATTGCTGAATACGATTATGGTTTTGAAAACGAAGAAGATAGGAAAGATTGGGGTTAATATTATGGAAAAAGTTTATATCATGTCAGGTGCACTTCATGACTTTATCATGGCTCAGCGTAAAGAAGCTGAAGAGTTCAGCAAAAAGCCTGGGTGTTGGATGGGTATGATGCCACATCCGTCTGACACTGAATACTGGTCAGACCGCGTGCCTACGGGTACTCTCATTGAGTACAAACGCATTGAACTTGAGGAGAGTGTGTATTATGCTGTGGCAGATGCTTACGGCAAGAGCATGGCTCGTTCTATGAATCTCAGTGTGTGGACTGATGAGGAGCTCGAAGTTGAGTTGGACGCTGCTTGTAAAATGATCCGGATGGAGGCTGAAGAAGAGCAGATGCGTGAAGAAGCTGAGCAGAATCATTTTGATTCTCTTGCTGCTGATCTCAATGTAGATCGTGACACTCTCGATCGTTGGATGAGCTGGGGGAGTGCATAAAATTCATTTTAGGGGTTTACAATCTCTAAAAACTGTGGTAGAATAGTATATTATAATTGTTGAGGAGTATATATTATGGCACAAATGAATATCACAAAAGGTATGACAACAGCACAACGTATTGCTGTCCTTAAGCGTCATTCTAAAAAATTCACCAAAAAGCTTGAGCGTAATCAACGTGTTCGTAGGACTGAAACGTCTTTTATGGATAAGTACGATACGCATAACATTAATGCTTGGACAGATGCTCCCAAGTATCTCGATGAACATTATGGTGATCGTGTCCGTGATCAAAATTCGTATGATAAGGATTGGGACTAATGCTACCTTCAATGTCAAGTGATCGTATTCTTGCATATCGTATATTCAAGGGTGAAATTGAAAAGATAGAAGGCATGGCCACTAATGAAGAACGCCAACTTTCAAGTCTTGAATTACTAGTTATTGATTATCTCAAAAGTCGTATGGAAAGCATGGTAGAAAGAGGTCACGGCTATGACAATGCATCTAGTTAGAGGCCTTTCAAGTATAAATACAAAGAAGCGCCGTAAAAATAAAGCCGCTGGGTGGAAATCAGCTACTGATAAACATGAAGCATGGTTAAAAAAGATGGGTGTACATCCATCTCAATTAAAAACACAACATAAATCGAGTGGCGCTAAACTCCCGGATTATAAGCAATCTTCTTCAAGTGTTCCAACATCTGACGTTGTTTGCAAAATAGCCGGAAAGAAAAAACAAAACATGTACACAGGCGATGAGATCGTCGGATTTGGTCAATTACACAAATCTAATATGGTACCAATAAGAAAGGATAATAAAGAAGCGGCTAAAGAAATCGCAAGAATGAGGAGAGGGTAATGCTTGCAGAAGCTTTAGTTTGTTTGGCATTGAATGCATATCACGAAGCACGTAACCAGAATGTTCGTGGTATGATTGCCGTATCTCAAGTTGTTATGAATAGGGTAGAGTCTCAGCACTTCCCTGATAATGTTTGTGATGTAATTTTTCAAGGACCACACAGAAAGTCGTGGGCTGATCCTGAAAAAATGGTTCCACTAAGAGACAGATGTCAATTTAGTTGGTATTGTGATGGTAAATCTGATGAACCACATGAAGAACAAGCATGGGAGACATCAATACTGATTGCACGTGGAATATTGAGCAATAGTATAGATAACTCAGTTGGCAACTCATTATGGTATCACGCAGATTATGTGGAGCCAGATTGGGCTTCAGAAAAACAAGAATATGTAACAATTGGAAATCACATATTCTATGAAATAAAGGGTGAAGATAAATGATAGCATTTTCACTAGTATTTTTAACTTTAGTAGGGATTGTAGAGGCTGAATTTTTTCAAACTGCGGCCGCTCAACAGAAAGAGGGTTATAACTGGAAAGACATAGACTGTCGTACACCAGAAGAAGGAATTCCAAGTCTCCGTATAACAACTCCTACTGGAAACCAATATGTATGTTTTAAATTGGAAAAATAATGAACTTAATTGATTTATGTAAAGTGTATCGGCAAGCGTTTAGTCCAGAACATTGTGAAAGACTTATTGAAATTTATGAGACTAACGCTGCCGAACACTATGAAAATAGTCTAATGAAATTTGATCAGTGCACTCTAAATAACAATGATCAAACTGTTGGTGCTGCTGTTAATATTTTTATAGATCACTTCAACAAATATCGTCAGTGGTTGGAAAAGAACGATCAAAAATATCTACCTCCAGCTGTTCAATTCGAAAATCTTAGAATTAAAAAATATCCTATTGATGGTTATTTCAAAGAACATATTGATGCTGCAGATATGGCATCTTCGCGAAGATTTCTTTCTGCATTCGTCTATTTAAATGATAGTGGAGGAACAAAATTCTTCAATAAGAAAATTAATGCTGAAGTTGGAACAATGGTCGTGTTTCCTCCTCAGTGGATGTTCCCTCATACTGGGTTAGTTGGAAAAAAGCCAAAGTACTTTCTTTCAACGTATTTACATTTCGGAGATTAAATATGAAATTACCAAAAATCAATAGAAGGATATTACTCTTTGCACCCGGCATTCTCGGTATTGCTAATCTGCTCCTTGCAAATGGTAATATATGGATGATGACTACTGGAGTATGTCTTCTTATCATTCAAGCTTTCGATATATACGAATAAAATATCATCTCATGCATTCTCATTACAGATGCCAATAGTTATATTGCTTACTGCAGCTCGATGCACACCACGCCGTTTATTAAACTGGCCGAGAAAAAAAAATTAAAAAAAGTGCATTTTATGGTGTACATTTACTAAGAACTGTGGTAGAATAGATCTATAAAATAAAAAAGGAACTAATTTATATAGTCGAGCGACATAACGCGGTTAAGCCAGTAAACGACTCTAAAATTAAGACACTGGTGGGAAATTATAGAGCGCCCTCACAAGAAAGACTCACACAGGTCTGGCCGACACCTTAAGTCAAACCCGTGCACGGGGCGGCTCAATTTATTATTCTGTTGATGAGGAGAGACATCATGGCAATACCAAGATCCCGTAAAAAGAAAACTGTTCGTGCATCACGTAGAGTTGGAGTCAATGCTGCTCCAATTGATAAAGGACTTGAGGCTGTACAGTATTACTTTCAAACTGAAGTCAGTCGTAAAGATGCGATTGATCAAGTTAAAACTTTCGTAAAAAATAATTTTAATAAGAAAGATTCTCGTTTTATTATCGCGAATCCTGAATACAGGCTTCTTCCAAGCTATGGACATGCGGCTGCATGTTTCTGGTCTAACAGTGCTTTGGAAGAAACCGAAAGATCGCTGTATTGGAAAAATGCAGTGATGAAGAGGCTGGCTGAACTGGTTGAACCAGGGAAAGCTTTATACTATGAAAAACTGCAGGCGAAGCAAGACAGCTCAAACGTTGTCTCCCTCTCTCCTCAGCAACGTCTGCAGAATAAAATCAGTAACACTATCATGCAAGATCTTTTAGATCTCGAAGATAAGTGGATTGATGGTGAAAAAGCCTCTATTGATGTTTATGGTTTATTCCGTAAACATGGGTTGAGTGGTTCTGCTACTCTTCCTGTTCGTCAGGCGATTGAGGGCTGGTTGTTAGATTATGAAGACGCCTATCACAAGCGTTGTGAGCAAGCCGTCGAGGGCTATTCACATTTGAAACGACCAGAACTCAATCGCCGCATCAAAGAATGTCAAGCTATGCTTGCTGATCTCGATCGTATCAAGTCTGCAGCAAAAGCTCAACGTAAAGTCAAGGTTGCAAAAGCTCCTTCGATTGATAAACAAGTTTCAAAGATTAAATACAAGAAAGAAGATACTGACTTTAAGATTGTATCGATACAGCCTGCTCAAATCATTGGTAAGATGAGGCTCTATGTATTCAATACAAAGTATCGTAGAATTACTGAGTACGTTACAGAGGATCCAAAAGGCTTTATTATTAGTGGTACAACCATTAAGAACTTTGATAAGGTATCATCTCGTACACTCACGTTAAGGAAGCCATTAGATATACTGCCTACTGTTGCTAAATGCACACCACGACAGTTAATCAAGCTTCTAGATGAGATTAAAACCAAAGCGACTGTTCCAAATGGCCGCATTAATGAAGACACTATTCTATTGAGAGTGGAGAACAAATAATGAAAGTAGAACTACATGAATATCATAACGTGACGCGTATCATGATCTATAATGTAGATGATGAAATTATTGGTGGAGATTGGGAAGGTAGCATTGAAGAATTTAAAGCTGCTGTTGCCGATGAATCTCATCCTCGCCATGATGAAGCAACTGATTTAATGTATGAATATGGTCATGATGAAGAAGATGAAGATTGGGTCTCAGATCGTAAAGGCGGATATGATTGTGAGTGGAGAATAGCAGATGGCGATTGAGAGTCAGTTTCTTACAAAAAGTAAATTTACTAAGCTGATTGAATCAACAGTCAGTGAATTGAAGATTCCATATATGGAAGCAGTCTTGCATGTATGCGATAAGAACGACATCGAACCCGAAGACGTGAAAAAATTTATTTCACCGGTCATTAAGGATAAGATCGAGGCAGAGGCAATGGCCTTAAACTTTTTGCCACAAGGAAACACATTAGACAGTGCATTTGCAGATTAAAACGATAATATATAATATTGTCTGTTTACAATGCAGAAAAACTATGGTATAATACAGCTAATATTTCAGTACATACAAAGGATACACAAAATATGTCATTCGAAAATTTAAAACGTAATCGAGATCAAATCTCAAAACTTATTCAAGCAGCAGAATCTACTTCTGGAGGCGGTGAACAAAAATCTTATGTAGATGAGCGTATTTGGAAACCAACAGTAGATAAGGCGGGTAATGGATATGCAGTTATTAGATTCCTTCCAGCAGCAGAAGGACAAGAACTACCATGGGTCAGATACTGGGACCACGGATTTAAAGGACCAACCGGTCTTTGGTATATCGAAAACAGCCTTACATCTATTGGTCAACCTGATCCTGTTGGCGAACTCAACTCCCGGTTGTGGAATTCTGGCATCGAGTCAGACAAAGAAAAAGCAAGGACTCAAAAGCGTAGACTGCACTACGTAACAAACATTCTTGTTTTGCAAGATCCATCTGCGCCTCAAAATGAAGGTAAGGTGTTTCTTTATAAGTTTGGTAAGAAGATCTTCGATAAGATTATGGATGTTATGCAACCAACTTTTGCTGATGAAAAGCCTGTCAATCCATTTGATTTTTGGGAAGGCGCAGACTTTAAATTAAAAATCCGCAATGTAGAAGGTTATCGTAACTATGATAAATCAGAGTTTGACGGACAGTCTGCTCTCTATGAAGCAGATGAATCGAAACTAGAGAATATATACAATCAGGTACATGATCTGAATGAATTTACTGATCCAAAGAACTACAAGACTTATGATGAATTGAAAGCAAAACTAGGTCGAGTTCTTGGAGAAGAAGCAAGTATGGGAGCAGCGACAATGAAACAGGAGGTTCAAATGAATGAACCGGTAGCAGCTGCACCTATGCCTACGGCGGAAACGATTCCTCAAACAGAGGATGACGATACAATGTCTTACTTTGCTCGATTAGCAAACGAAGACTAAACAGTTTCCAGTGACGTGAACGAGTAATCATAGCTCCTCTCTCATACTCCGCACCGTCACTGGAATCCCTATCATGGGAGTGGTCCGTTCGCCCATGTAAAACTTAGTAGGAACGCAAAACAAAAGGAGAACGCATCCGGCACATATACGTCGGCTCTGCTGCATTTAGAAAAGAGATCTGTGCACGGGTCTCTTTTCGTTTATGAGCCTGCTAGCATAGGATCGCTATAATCTCGAGCTGATGGGGTTGATGTAAGAATAGGTTGAGTGTTAGAACTCACTGCGCTAACACTGGATGAATTATCCTGAACAGAAACCATGTTATTTCCGCCCTGACGAAGAGCTTGTAAAGCATCGTTTTCATCTCTAATGACTTGCCCTTGTTGTGGAGCTTGCGTTTCAGATATTCTTCCTTGAATTCCTCCTGCCGCTCGCTCTTCAGTCTTTGACGTTCCCGTATCATCAAATTTTGCTTTTCTTAAGTTATCCGCTGCAGCTTTTTCATCAACAAAAGGAATGGTAAGCTTTTCAATTCCAGAAGCAATCAATTCAATAATACCATTAAACGCTCTCTTGAGCATTACAATCGGCGACATAACAATGTCGGTAATTATATCTTCGAATTTAAAACTATCTAAAAGTTTTTCTGCATTTTGAAATCCAAGCTTTTTCATTACCCATGACACGGCGCTCTTTAACAAATCAAGAGGTGCACCAACGAGTGAATTGAGTAAGCCTTCAATAGCACCAGAGATACCTCCAAGAAATCCTTCTTCTTCATAACCGGCAATAGCACCTTTTACAGTATCGAATATACCCATGATCAATGTGAATGGATAGAACAATCGACCGATAATTCGACCAACTGAACCTAGCGCATTCATAACTGGACTTCCTTCTTGGAATATTTTAAAAGCGTCTGTGACAAATCCGAATGCTTTTTGTATTGGTTCAATAAGTGCATCAAATGTTGTTTTAATTCTGCGGAATATTTTTGATATAATTCCTTCTTCTCCTGAAAACAAAGCTTTTAATGGTTTTGCTAATTCGTCAATCACTCCTTCAAAGGGAAACATAAATGGCTTCAAAATCGCAGCAAAGAGTTTACCGATTCTTGATTCTGGACCAGCTGCAAACAAATTTCGAATAGGTTGAATCATATCATCAATAATTTTAATCGAGTCTTCCACTGCTGCAACTATTTTTCCTCTCATCAATCTAAACAAATCAGCGATGGGATCAATTATCCGTGATACAATGCTTCCAATTCTTGTTAATAAGTTGCCAGTAGCAGCTTTGAGCATATCAAACAATTTGTCGATTCTAAAGAGCTTTACTAAATTTTTAATTGAATCTAAAATACCACCAATAAAGCCAGATGCAAATGCAGCTAATCCAGCTAATAGCAATGCTAAGTTTCCACTTCCGGCTTTTGCATCTCCAGCTTGTCCAGCTGGTGCACCAGGAGCAGTATCCTTCTTCTCTCGCATCATCTCGAGCAAGTCGAGCCTTTGCAACATCATAGCATCTGTGAGATCTCCTAACATGTTATTCATGTTAAGAACAGATGTATTAAGAGTTGCCAGTTGTTCGGTATTTTTGTTACCGTTATTCTTTAACTGTTCTACTACGATATCTAAACTTGCCATTAGTGTTGCCTTTGTTCTTGACGTGCTCTTTCTTCTTTTAAGTAGTTAATCAATAGAGAGATATAAATTTCTCTTTCCCATGGAATCATTTCCTCTATCTCAGTCAGTCCCCAATGCCAGTGTGTCATCAGATTAAAATTTGTTTGATAATAATTTTCCAAACTTTCATGAGATAGAGCTAGGATAAAAAATTTGCTACTCCTTCAACTTTAATATTATTAGTAAATCCACATTTTTTACACTTGTAATTGACATCATGCGAAAGCTTTGGAATCACTTCAATAAATTCTCTTACTTTTTGAAATTGTGCAGTACTCATCGAATCAACAAATTCTTCAATTTCTTGTTTTGATGCATCATTTAACATAATTCTTTCATCTTCTGTGTTAACGGCTTTCATACAGCTGCGAATTAAAGAGAAAGCTTGTTCTGCTGTTGCTTCGTCGCCTTCAGCCATTCCAGCGTCGATGATATCACGAAAAGATGGCCAATCAAGATCAAGTGAAATTTTACTATTCAACTTAACATTCTTTTGTACCTTTGGAATTTTAATTTTAATTTCTTCAAGATTAATCGAAACCTCGTTTGCTGTTCCACAATCATCGCACTTTAGACCAATGGTTGCGCTTTCACCTACACTCTTCGATCTCAATTGTAAAAAC